AGTTTGATTGCGTTATTTCTCACGCTCATATCGTGCAAACGGAGCTAGAGGAAATTCGTTCTGTGGAGCTAGGTGGCTCAATCTCGGTTGAAGTCACTGGGCATAATTAAAATTTTCAATTAAGGAAACAATATGGCACTTTCAATTAGTAATATTGTAAATGTTCAATTAAACACCGTGCCAAAATCGGTGGCTCGTAAGTCTTTTGGCGTTGTGGCACTGTTCACACCAGAAGCGGGGCAAGCATTTACTGATGCAAAAACGCGTTATGTTTATGTCGAAAGTCAGAAAGATGTGGAGCAGCTTTTTGGCACAAATTCGGAAACGGCAAAAGCGGCACAGCCATTTTTTGCACAACGCCCTCGTGCGAAGCAACTGATTATTGCTCGTTGGCAGAAAGAGCGAGCAACCATCAACGCAACCAATAATGCTTTACGTGGTGCAACGCTTTCTGATGATTTAGAAACGTTTAAAGCGGTAGTCAATGGTCGTTTTGCCTTAACTATTGGTAGTGAAATCAAAAAAGTAGAAGGGTTAAACTTCTCAAGATTAGCTGATTTCAATGCAATCGCAGCCCAAATTCAAGAAAAACTGACGACACTTTCTGTGCAAAGCACGGTTTCTTATGATGCTCTTGGTAATCGCTTTATGATTGAAGCGACAACAAGCGGTGAAAATAAAGACACGCAAATCTTCTATGCAATCAATGAAGCAGGTGAGGGCGAATATATCGGTGGCTTGTTGAAGTTAGAAGAAGGGCAGGCGCTACGTGTGCTGGGTAAAAATGCGGTTTCGCTGAAAGCAGAAAAACTGGAAGAAGCCTTATTCCAGGTGGCGGAAGTAGACAATAGCTGGTATGGCTTTACGGTGGCGACGCAATTAACCGATGCACAGGTAGAAGCGGCTGCAAAATATGCTCAAACGAACACAAAAATGTTTGGAGCGAACGTGATTCGTGAAGAGCAGTTAGAGTGGTCTGCTGATAACGTGTATAAAAAATTGATGGATGCAGGGTGCGACCATACGTTGGCAATGTTCGACAAAAATGACCTTTACCCAGCCTCTTCAGCTTTGGCACGTTTACTTTCAACTAACTTTGCGGCAAATAACTCAACGCTCACGTTGAAATTCAAACAACAACCAACGATTACGGCTGATGAAATTACCGCAACCGAATTTGCGAAAGCCAAACGACTCGGTATTAACGTATACACCTATTTTGATGATGCAGCGATGATTGCTGAAGGAACGGTGTTAGGTGGTAAATTTGCCGATGAAATTGTGATTTTAGACTGGTTTGCCGATGCGGTTCAGAAAGAAGTGTTTGCTCGCTTGTATAAATCGCCAACTAAAGTGCCACTAACCGATAAAGGGCAGGCAGTTTTAATTTCTGCGGTAGAAAAAGTGTGTTTGGAAGGTATCAACAATGGTGCATTTGCGCCAGGTGTATGGAATGGCGATGGTTTTGGTAGCTTGAATACGGGTGATTATTTGGAAGCAGGCTACTATGTGTGGGCAGCACCAATGGATACGCTCTCGGATAGCGATCGTGAGCAACGTCGTGCAACACCGATTCAAACTGCGGTGAAATTAGCAGGTGCGATTCACTTCTCTGATGTGATCATCAACTTCAATCGTTAATAATTTAGAGGAAATATTATGGCAACATTCGATCCAAAAGAAGTTGTGGTGCTGTTAGACGGTCGTGAGATTAGCGATTGGGCAGATGGCTCTGATGTGATTAACTTTGCTTTTCAAACCGATGATGGCGAGATGATTATTGGTGCAGATGGCACGGGTATTTATATCGCTAACACTAACCGCTCTGGCAAACTTACGCTGAAAGTGAAACAGCATAGTGAAGATAATGCGTATCTGATTAAACTTCGCAATCAACAAAAAGAGCGAATTAAAACCTTTACGCCAATGACTCTTGCTATTCGAGATTTAATGAATGGCGATTTGGTGACGGCAACAAAAGGCTATTTTACTACCCCACCGAATTTCGTGCGTGGGCAGGGGCATAATGCTCAAACGTGGACATTTGTCTTTGAAAAAGGTGCAATGAATCTTGAGAAAGGGATTTAATGATGGAACAACAATTTGAGTTTGAATTAGATGGTGTGCGTTATGTAATGACACCAGCCAATGCGTTTAAGGCTTGGAACGTACTGAAAAAGGCGTTAAAAATTGCTCAAGGTGTGAGCGTAAATGGTTCAAAAACAGGTAAAATACTAGGTAGCGAGCTGTTAGCACAAATTTTGGCAAATTTAGGCGATCCTTCGGTTAAAGAGGTGGAAGATTTAGTACTTTCTCACGCAACAGCTTCAGTTGATGGTAAAACGTATCGTTTATCTGACCGCTTGGAACCTCATTTTAACCAATATCGCCACCACCTTATTGGTGTACTTGCGCGAGGGGTAAAATACCAATTCGCCGATTTTTTCAAAAATGGGCAGACATTGCTCAAAGATATTCTTCCGCTCAAAGAGACGGCGTAAATGATGGGCGTGAAGAGAGTACTAGTGTTGATTGGTTTATCTTCACGCCAATTTCTAAGCGTTATTGTTCGTTACAAGAACTTCGCACCGTGTATAGCCTTTCCGATCTGCTTGCATTCCACGAGTGCATCTCAGAACTTGCCTTAATGGAGAAACAAGCTAATGCTACTCGATGAATTACTCATTAAAATTGGCGTGGATATTGATGCCGAAGAGCTGAAAGCCTTTGAACAGAGTTTATCTGAACTCGGTGTAAGTGCTCAAACTGCTGTAGGTGAAATTGAGAAAGCTTTTGATCAGATTGAACCTGATTTATCGGCACTTGAGCAAACCATTAGCGAAGCACTGGCTGATGGCTTGAAAGCGAGTGATGCGAATATTGAAAGCATCACGGCTTTAATTGAAGAGCGTTTATCTGCAGTAGGTACGAGCTTTGAAGAGCTAGGATTGGATGCTCAAACGGTGGGTGAAACTATTAGCGAAGCACTGGCGGAAACCTCTGAAAGCGTTGAGCAATTAAGTGAAAGCGAGCAAAAGGCTACGGAAACAACGCAAGCGCACACTCAAGCGACGAAGGAAGAAGCAAAAGCATTCGCTGACAATGTAGAAACGATTGAAGAAAACACAGAGGCTCTGGAAGAAAATCAGAAAGGGCTTTTAGGCTTAATTGGCGATCTTGGCATCGCTGTGTTTGGGCTTGAGAATGCCAAAGATGAATTTCAAGCTTTGGCAGAAGGTGTTGATACATTCGGCATTAAATTAGCAGGTTTAGGAGCTGCATTTGTGGCAGTAAGCGGTGCGATTACCACCTTTGTGGATAACCAACTATCCGCCCTTGATGAGGTTCGACAGCTTGGCAATGTCACAGGTGAAAGCACCGATTATATCCATCGCTTAGGGCAAGTGGCTGAACTCTCAGGTTCAAGCGTGCAAGCCGCTCAAGCTTCCATTTTGGGGCTTTCTAAAGTGATTGGCGAAGCCGCAAATGGCACGGGAAAAGGGGCAAAAGCCTTTAAGCAATATGGCTTATCGGCAAAAGATGCTGAGGGGAATATTAAGCAAACCTCTGTGGTGCTTGAAGAGTTACGCCAAAAAATGCAAGGAATGGAAAGCAGTGAGCAGATCGCAATGCTTGCCAAACTTGGCATTGATGGCTCAATGATTCAAGCACTCACTGCAGATCTTGATGAATTCAATGAGCAGATGGCAGAAATGCAGTTGATGACGCTGGGTGTGGGGTCAGAAAAGAACACTACGACAGCCGCTGCTTTTAAAGATGCGTTAACGGAACTTGGCATCATGCTGAAATCGCTTGGCGAAACCATCGCTTTGCGAATTGCACCTGCGATTACCGAACTTATCGGAAAATTTAAGGCGTGGTTTATTGAAAATAGTGCGTTAATTGCGTCTATTGGTAATGCCATCGGGTTTGTTCTGGGCTTGATTTTTGATGTAGCAAACGCCTTTATTACCACGCTTGATCGGTTGGTAAGTCATACCATCGGCTGGAAAAATGCGATTTATCTTGTGGGTGCAGCACTGGCTTGGATGGGGCGTTCGTTGCTATTTAACCCGCTTACGCTTTGGATTGCGGGTATTGCAGCTGTATTGCTGTTAATTGAAGATTTGATCGTCTATATGGAGGGCGGTGAGAGTTTCTTCGGTGATTATTGGAAGCCGATTGCAGACGGGCTGATTTTAGTCGGTGATTGGCTTAAGCGCGTAAAAACGTGGGTGGCTGACTTTGTAAAAGGTTGGCAAAAATCGACCGCTTCCATGCAACCTCTTATTAACATTGTGCGGATTATAGGTGGTGTGTTTAGCCATCTCTTTGGCATTATTGGGCGTATTTTCGGTGCGTTATTTGGTGCATCTGAACAAACCGACGAATTCGGTCGCTCTGCAGAAAGTATCGGGCAAACAGTCGGAGATGTATTTAATGATATTGCAACGGCAATTGAGGTGGTTGTTGGCATTACTTCTGTTGTAGCTACCACATTAGCAAGTTCTTTTGAGATTGCGATTAACGTGGTGATTGCCCTCTTTCAAATGCTTTATGCTGTATGGGAAGCAATTGTGAATGGCTTTACCTCTGGCGATTGGCTTGGTGCATTCTCTGCTATGTTCAAGAAAATGGGCAATATTGTCAGCGATACTTGGCACAATATCAAAGTCGCAGCGATTGAGTTCCTGAATGGCTTGATTTCACTGGTGAATAAATTTGGGGCAGGTATCGATCCGATTGAAATTCCTATTAAGCAGGTCGTTTCAACGGTAGGGGCGATGGATAATGGTGTGCTTACGAGTACAATGAAAGCTGTTCAAGCGGGTGCAAATGCTGCCACTATTGCAAAAACTGGTGCAACCACTACGCAAAATGATAATAGCCAGACTAACAGCAATAATCGCTATCAAGTTACCCAGCATATCAACGTGCAAAATAATGCTCAAGCACAATTAGTGGCAGACCAGACGGCTAAAACTATTCGCAATACAGGGAGTAGCTTTGCTCAATAGCGGTTGATTGTGCATAGTCGGAAAACACTATGTGAACTCTACATATATTGTCAATAATCTAACCGCCTTCGGGCGGTTTTTCTTTTGGAGGAAAAAATGCTTGCATCTCTTTCAGGGCGTTCAATTGGCGAAATTCGCCTTGATGCGGTTACCTCAGAAGATCATAGTAGTGAGTTAAATATCACGGAAAACCCGATTGAATCGGGCGGTGTGGTTGCCGATCACGCAGTGGTTCGCCCTAAAAGCGTGGTTATTTCGGGGGTAATGGTCGATCACGACCACGGTAGTTCGCCCCTAGAAGAACTGGGTGTACCTTATATTCGAGGGGTAACCGATTTTTTAAATAACCTTCCTTTTCCTATTCCCGTTGCGACCAAAACGGTGCAAACCATTGCAAAAGCTAATCGGTTGATTCCTCAAGCGAAAGGCATTATTTCAGCAGTAAATGATAGTTTGAATGCGGCTCGCGTTCTTGCTCCGTGGTTACCCGATTTTGGACTGGGCGATATTTTAGGCGAACAAGGCGGACGTGTTCAGCAATGTTATGCCGATTTACTAAAAACACAAAAATCGGGTGAAGTCATTACCATTCAAACGGGTATCTTTCGTTATGAGGATATGCTAATTGAAAGCCTTTCTGTGCGTCAGACGCAAGATGGTTCGGCTGAATTTACTATTACCGCTCGTCAGGTATTGATTGTTGATACTCAGACGGTTGCAACGGCAGGGCAGAATCAGGGCAGTCAGAAAAGCTCGCCGAATGGTAAAAGCAAAAGCGGTCGTGCAAGTACGCAATCTGCAAGCAAGGTGGTAAAGGGTAAGGTGCAGACAGTAACATCAGGTGGTAAAGATAGACATGAAAGTAGATTCAATCACGCTGGTAGAGTTGTAGGAGAAATAATTGATAGTTTTTGGCGTTAAGGTTAAACTGTTTTAACTCAAAAAAACTGGGGAATCAAAATGAAAAAACTACTTATTGCAACAACTCTCGCTTTTACGTTTAACTTAGCAAGTGCAGGAGAAATTGAATTTTCGCCATCTGAAAAAGAAAAACAAGCATTCAAATTTGGTTTAGAGGAGGACTTAACGGTTTTCTTTGAGGGTGGTAAAAGTTACTTTAAATACGGGGATTTTGTTTTTACTACGCCTGATGATGTATTTAAAACTTACTCAGAGAATGAGTTAAGGGGAGATAAAAAATATAAGAATAAGCAACTTATAATAAATGGTGTTGTTGGTGGAATTAAAAGTGGTTTAAATGATAAACCTTATATTGAATTAAAAGCTAAAGGAGCCTTTATTTCTCCACAAGCACATTTTGCCACATCTGAAGAAGAGATTATGGATTTAAATAAAGGAAATAAAATTCGTCTTATTTGTAAAGGTGGGGGTGAAATAGGAGGTGTGCCAATATTTCAAGATTGTTTATTTAGCAAATCAGTCATAAAATCTATGCTTGATGAAAGATATAAAGAGTATGAGAGTTTGATAAGTGGCAATCTATCTGTATCAGTTGAGATAAAAAAACTTGCAGCACTTATAAATACAATTGCAAAACAATCAAATGATTTTTCGCTCTGTAAGGATAAAATATTACCAACTTGTTTCGATAAGAGTATTAAAAAACTAACAAAAAAAGATGAGGAAAGACTAGAGCTACTATTGAAAGAAAATTTTAAACTTTCTAAGAAAGAATGATTTTAAAATCAAATACTAACGGCTGAAACCAATAAGGAGTTCAGCCGTTTTTTATTGCAAATCAAACTAGTGGTTATAAATAGGAAATTATATGCAACTTCACAAAATCCCCCTTTCAAACCATGTACATCAAGAAATGGTCATCCCCTTTAATGGGCGGAACATTCGGCTTACCATCCGCTTTAATAGTATCGGGCAGTTTTGGGCGATGAGCGTATTTGATTTGAGCGAAAATAAATCTGTGATGGAAGGAATGGCGATGGTGTGTGGTGTGCCATTATTGGTGCGTTCCGCTCAGCCTTATTTTTTCTGGGTAGAAGATAACAGTGGTAATACCCTTGATCCGATGTTTGAAACCGACTTTAACGGACGCTGTTCGCTCTATATTGGAGAAAAATGATGCGACAATTCGGACGGCAATTTCAACTGGATATTATCGGGAAATCCGACACTTTGGTTATCAATAATCTTCGCATTAGCTTTGATATTGATAAAACCATCAATGAAAAACCGAACCCAGCCACGATTCGGGTGTGGAACTTAAACCGCTCTCATCTAAATCAAATTCTGAGCGGTGCATTTGATAAAGTGGCGTTATCGGTGGGTTATCAAACCTTAACGCAAATTTATTCGGGTGATATTACCAAAGCCAGTGTGCAACGGCACGATCTGGATTTTATTTTAACGCTTGAATGTGCCGATGGTTTCCGTGCGTATACACAGGCACGCATTACCAGCACGCTGAAATCAGGTAGCAATGATGAGCAGATATTAACTGAGCTGAGTAAAACCTTGCCCAACGTGAATTTAGGTACGGTAGAGGTAACGAATAAGCGACAACTACCTCGTGGCAAAGTAATGAATGGTGATACCCGAGAATTATTAAACCGCTTGGCAAGAAACAGTGGAGCGGACTGGTCTATTCAAGATGGCGAGTTGGTTTTTCTCCCTAAAAATAAAGTGTTGAAAGCCGAAGCTATTCTGATTTCACAAGAAACGGGAATGGTTAATGCACCAGAGCATACCGATGATGGTTTGGAGTTGCAATGTTTGCTTAATCCTCAGCTAGTGATTGGCGGCTTGGTGGAAGTGAAATCAATTCTCGATTATTTCAACGGGCAATATAAGGTCGTGAAATTGCTCCATTCAGGTGATGCAATGGAGGGCGATTGGCTCTCAAAAATGACGGTGGTAGGCGGTCAATTTCAGCCTGTAGAAAAAGACAAATCAGAAAAGAACGATAAAACAACCTCGAAAAAATAGGAGTGTGAACAATGGCAACACTGACAGAAACGGGCATTGTGATTGAAAGTTTTGATGCCATTCTTTCAAAGTTGGAGCAAGGTTTTAGAGCGATTTATGGGCAAAATATTAACCTTAATGCCGATACGCCTGATGGCCAAATGATTGGCTTACTTGCTCAAATGCGAATGGATTTTGAAGAACTGGCTCAAACCGTATATAACCAGCTCGACCCTGATGCCGCAACAGGTGCTTGGCTTGAGCAACGTGTGGCTTATGCTGGCTTGATGCGTCGTGCTGCAAGTTACAGCTATTTGCGTTCGGTCATTCTCACTGGCGAGCCGTATACCCAGCTTTATGCAGGTGTTATGGTATCCGATCCGAATAAAACCCGATGGGTGTTGGTGTCGGATGTTCAGCTTGATAGCAACGGTTCGGCAAGAGCCGATTTTAGAAGTGAACAACTGGGTTCGTATAATTTAGGCAAAAACACACCGCTTACCATTGAAACGGTCACTTTAGGGCTACAGCGTGCCACCACGTTTGAAAATGCCGAAGTGGGAGAAGATGAAGAAACAGACCCACAGCTACGTGAGCGTTTTTGGGTAAGCCGTACTAAAAATGCCACTAACTCTGCAGAAGCGATTGCGGCAAAAATTCGAGCGTTGCCAGATGTGAAGCAAGTGCGTATTCTCGAAAATAACGGTGCTCAACGTGATAAATTAGGCATTGAGCCACATTCTCTCAATGTGATTGTAGAGGGTGGTGAAAATAGTCAAATTGCGGAGGTAATTTATCAAAACAAAGGGGCGGGGGTTGGTTTGCAAGGTACAATCGCAGTTACGTTGCAGAAGAATAAAGAGCCTCGTTTAATTCGGTTTGATCGTGCGGTTGCAGTTGATATTCAAATTGTGATGCGTTGTGTGCGTTATGAAGACTTTACCGAAATTGATAAAGAGGAAATCAAGCGATTACTTACCCTTCAAAAATTTGAGATTGGGCAATCTGTTTCACTTTCTCGCCTCTACTCACCCATTAACCAAGTGGGCGGTTTCTGGATAAAAGAACTTAAAATCGCCCGTAAAGGACAAAGCCTGAAAGCGGAAAATGTGGAACTACAACCACGTGAACTAGCACGCATATTGAAGACTGATATTACCATTGAGGTGGAATAATGGCGTATTCTGATTTGCTGATCTGGCAATACCAAGGTAAACACAAAGCCCTTGAAACGATTCGACTACTAGAAAACGTGATTGTACAAGGGTTTATTGATTTATATCAATTACAAAATGTGCTGAACATTGAAGAAGCCACAGGCGATCAGCTGGATTTAGTGGGTAAGCACGTCGGACAAATTCGAGTGATTAACGGTTATTTGTTGCGAAAATTCTTCGGCTTTCAAAACGCACAAAATGCAATGAGCTTTAGTCGTCTTCGAAAAGGCGGTGGGCAATGGTATCGAAAACGTGATCCGCTCGCTGATAGTGTTCGATTATCGGATGATGATTATCGATTTTTAATTAAATGTCGCATTCTTAAAAATTATCAAACAGGCACGCTCCCGAATATTATCGAAGCGTGCCGTTTTATTTTTGGTGAAGGTTGTCACATCGTGGATAACTATGATATGACCGTCTCTATCTCTCTCCCAAGTACAAGCACATCTGATTTTAAAAAATTCGCAATCAACCACTTAGATATACTGCCACGCCAAGCCGGTGTGCAATATCTTTTCAACCTAATATAGAGGTCACATATGGCATTAGTAAATAAGCCAGATGAAAGCATTTTTGCGTCATCTGCGAAACAAGGCGAGGTCGATAATTTCCCAGACTTATTGCGTGGTTGGGGAATTTCCTTTGAACAAACGGGCGGAATTCCACCGATGGAGTGGTTTAACTTCTTGTTCAAGCGACTTGACGAAAAACATACTTATTTAATGCAGCGAGGGCTACCTGAATGGTCTGCTACACAAGATTATCCGGCTGGTGCTTTCGTGCAATATCAGGGCTTAAGTTATAAAGCATTGCGTACAAATAAAAACTCACCCCCATCAGCGAGTAATTCAGCAGATTGGCAACGCTGGGGTTTTACGTTAACAGAAATCGCCAAAGCCAGTCTCACTCAACAAGGCATTGTGCAACTTAACTCAGCCACAAATAGCGACAATGAAACAATGGCAGCCACGCCCAAAGCGGTGAAAACAGCTTATGACCTTGCCAATGGCAAACAATCCCCTGCCACAACTTTAGCGGGCTATGGTATCGGGAATTTTAAAGTTGAGCCTTTTGTTGGCAATTTAAACACCTTAAAAACCGATGGTGTTTATGCGATTACTCAAGCAAGCCGTTCGCAAAATCTGCCCGTATCGACCAGTTGTCACATTCAAGTGATTGCGGGTGGCGACGGAGCTTGGTGCCGTCAATTAGCTTATGTGGCATATAGCACCGATGTGTATGAGCGACATCAGACAAGCTATCAAACAGATAGTTGGTCACCTTGGGTCAAAATAGATAGCTTAGACAAAATCCCAAACAGCAAAAAATCCTCTTCAGTAAATAGCAATAGCTCAGATACCGTTGCAACCAGTGCCGCGGTTAAGACCGCGAATGATAACGCAAATGGACGCGTGTCAAAATCGGGCGATACGATGATCGGGATGCTGATAATTACCAGCTCAAGTACAACATATCGAGTAAATGATTATGATTGGGTAAAGAAAATTGAGTTAAGAGGTGACTCAGTGATTGGAAATGAAGTGTCTGTTATCGGTTTCAATACTAACGGCACACTGCATTTAGGTGGGAAACCAAACTCAAGTGAATTTAATGCATCAATCGATGAAACAAAATTATGGGTTAAGGGAAATGTAGTAACTAAAGTAGGTGCATCATTAAATAATGCATTTATGAAAACAGGGGGAGTTGTTACTGGAAACACGTCATTTAAGCAAGGTGACTGGAGTGGCATTGATTTTTACAATAATTCTGGGCGATATACTCGGATAGAAAGCAATCCTCACGGTAGTAACAGCGCGCTGTCATTTATTTACCGCGAAAGCAATGGTTCAAATATAAATGTCGCCAGCTTACCAAGAAAGAATGGCAATATATTGCTTGATGCTGACTTTACCTACCAAAAAATTGGCAACTTTGAGATTCGAAAATATCCAGATGGCACAATGATACAAACATATTTCGCTGATTTTACCGATGTCCATGGGGCGAACAGCGGACTTGGCGGACCAGGACCGAAACAATTAACGTGGGCAGTATCATTTGTTGGCAAGCCGTTAGTTTGGGGGAATATAACATCATCCATAGAAAATAGTCACGATGTTGGTGTGAACATCCTAACAAAATCAACAGGGACAACATTGTATTGGTATAACTACGAGCATAGCAATCCAAACCAGGGAGCGTGCCGTTTGCAATTCTTAGCAATAGGGAGATGGCAATAATGACAATCTACTACAAAGATGGATTTTTTGATGATGCATTCGGTGGTTTTGTGCCAGAAGGTGCGGTAGAAATTAGCCAAGATAAATATATTGAGCTACTTAACGGGCAATCTCAAGGCAAACAAATCATTGCAGATAAAACAGGCAACCCTGTATTAATTGACCCACAACCTAGTGCGGCACATG